AAGATTTTAATTAATTTGCCAAAATCATCAGAGGGATTAAGTCTGCTGTTACCATTGTCTATATCAATATTAGTCATCATAATACCTTTCAAACTGTGGTCGTTTTTCTTGTGATACTTTGATATCCCATAAGTCAGCAACCATAGTATCTTTACCATGATAAGATAGCACACCTTCCAGACCGGGATCATTAAATACTTTCTCACAGTCTTGTGCCATAGCAAGTAATTCACCTGTAGTCCAGTACGTGCTTTCTTTTACATTAACTTGTATATACTTTGGTTTGGGAACTTCGCCACCCTCAGTATCACCAGTAGTCTCTGTCTTTTCCTCATCAGTAGGTTCATCCCTGCAACAGTCAAAGCCAAAGAGATGTATATCTCTAAAGCCCATTGTATGCAGCATACCAATGCCACGCATAGCAGCACAGGTGCCACCAGTAATAAGTGTAGCTCCTTGCGGAATACCAAGCTCATTACTTAGTTTAACCTGCTGATTTTCAATAGCTTTTCCTTGCTCATCCTCTTCACGTAGCGAGTCAGTGAAGGCGTGCCATCCCCAGATTTTTGCATCACGTTCTATAAGATGTTCTGTAACAGAAGGGTCTGTCATAGATGCAACAAAGAACTTCATGTCAAGATCAAAGTCCTTGAACAAGTCTTTTCGTGTGATGTTATGTGTGCTTTTACCAATGATAGGTCTTGGATCAAGAACAATACAACCCCACGGAATTATATTATTTTCCATAAGACCCGGCAGTGCATGTTTAACTGCAAGAACTTTACAGTCAGGATTAAAAGCAATAAACTCTTCAAGCTTTGCATAGTCTAGGTAAGGACCGGCAGATACAATAGCTGCCCGACCTCTGTGTGCAGGGTGTTTCTGCACCCACCTTTTTTCGTCAATATGCTTTAGATTTGTTTTGATGTTGTTGCGTATATATTCTTTCGGCACTGAATCTCTGGGATGTACAACAATAGGAACCTGTTTTAGTTCGGCTGGAATGTCTTCTAGTTTTTCGTCATGAAGGAAGACAACAAGGTGTGTACGACCACCATCAAGAACTCTGTCATCAGAAGGTAGAACATGCTTACGCACTACAGATTTTTCGTCAAAAGATGTCCAACCATCCTCTGTTGTTTTCTCCTCGTTAACTTTTTTTGTAGCAATCGAGTCAAAAAGATTTTTCATACCCTGATATTTATCATCAGGTATTTTATCATCATCGTCTTTAGTAAAGAAATGATCGCCCATAACAACAGGCACAGTCTTGAGAATGTTGTACTCATGCTGTACAGTTTCAATACTGTTACCGCTACCTATTAAGGCAAAGTCTACTTCTTCTATATAGATAGGACGTAGAGTATCTCTGACATTACCTTTATATAACTCGTAAGTAAACTGTTTATCTTTCTCTTTGCTCATGTGTTCAGCAAACTCGTCAAACCTTTTCTCTACTGCTTTTCTAGTATTGTGCGGCTTGGCATTGAACTCTTCTTTGTCTGTCTCTACTGTTGCATCTTCAAACAAATCATAGCCAATGTAATGAACCGTGTCTGTTTTATCGAAGGCAGCAAGAGCCATCTCAATAGCACGGCCACCGTTCCATGTACCTGTTTCCAGAATAGTATTGGGCTTATAGAAACGAATAGTGTCGGCAAGTTGTTTATACCTACCGGGAAGAATGTCAGGGGTAGTTTCTGTATCTGACAATTCAATAACCCGTTTGCCGGAACCATCTCTAACATTTACAGAGCTTTTGTCATTAATGTTTACGACTAAGTTTTCCATACTAATAAACTCATGGACAGTCATACCATGTGCGGTATAGATTGTAACAAGCCTACTAAGAATAAATGCAGCGGTCCATTCACGGTAGTTGGTAAACTCACCAGACATATAAGAGCCACGCCAATCACCCATAATATCTACGGCAGTCTGGCTTGAAAGATTGAACGCCATCAGATGGGATGTCTCTGGTGTATATATAAAATCTACAGAATATTTAGGATCAGGAAAATAATAATCTAGTGTAGATGACCTGATGTCTTTAACCGTAGCACACATAGGATCAAGCCATAACAGCCAGCAACCCTGATTGTTAAAGCCACACTCTGTAATAGCAAAGACCTCTGGTCCTGATGAAAGTGCATCAAGCAGTTCTGTGTACTGTACCACACCATTCTCAGTGCCGTCATGATCTTGGTTTTCTTCTACAAAAGAATTGTATTCTTCAATATCTTCTAGCTTGTGATAGTGAATGTTCTTCGCTTCAGGCAGAGAGTAGTTGCTAATATCAAGATTATAATAGTAGCAGTGAAACTCTATGTTAGGTTGCCAGTTTTCCTTAAACTCATTGAGGAGTTTGAAGCCATTCTTTTTTAGCTTCTTCTCGTCAAAGCATGTTACAATTTTATACGTCATAAGGTTCAATTTTCCTTGTTCCAGCTAGATAGGTATAATCTTGATTCCATTCAGAAGCATACTTTCCGTCAATTGCTCTATGTGATTTCCATTCTTTGAACCAAGGCCCACCTGTAGTGAAGTGTACGTTCTTTGCTTCTATCTCTTCTGGAGAGTGATTATCCAACCAGTTCCATTCTTCATGAATAGAACCTATATCTGCCTCTTTATCTGGAAGCCACCCAAAACCATGTAGCCATGATCCCGGCATAGTATTAACTAACTCTGGTGTTAGTTTCTTATTAAGGGGATGGGCGCAGTTCCATAAAATAAGACTTGACCAGTTCTTTCTACGATAACTTTCTTGCTTACGCCCATCCATTTTAAAACCTTCTTCTGGTTCATACTTATGTTTAACGCAATACAATGGATAGTAATCTAGATTATACTCTTCAAATATCTCATTGATATCTGTGCGGGGATACATGTCACAGTCCATATACAATGCCCAACCTTTATAACGGCACATAGAAGGAACAAGAAATCTTGTAAAACTAAACTCAGAAGAAAAGGGTTTACCGTCTATGTCGTCAATCATTTGCCCATCTTTAATGTGATGGGTTCTAGTGTAGGTTCCTATATGTTCTTCAACTTCTTTTTCAATTAACTCTACAGAAGGCATGTCTATTGATGTTCTCTCTATAGTAAACTGTAGAACATCTGATGCTACTTTTTCTTTAGGATCATAACCTATAAAAATTTTATTTGGGGTGTCTTTCCTCATAATATCTCCTACTTTTTATCTGATGCAGATTTAAATATAAAGGCTGTAAAAACAATCCCAAGAAGAAACAGGACATGACCAATTATTAGCTCACCGTACCATATCCATGATGTTGTTGCTGCACAGAAGATTGTTGACCACATCACACTAAGAACAATCATAGTTTGTAAACGCTGTGCGGGTGGTAAAGCTCTTAGTGGATTAGCCTTTGAGTCCATTAGTTGTTCGTACATATTCATGTGTTATCCTTATAAAAAATGGGGGAGCAAACACTACGCACTCCCCCAAGTTTGATTACAGGCTGTAAATCTTTTCTTTCTTGTCTTCAGGTACTACCTTTTGAAGCTTGATGGTAAGCAATCCATCTTTAAAAGAAACATCATCTACAACCACATCTTCGGCAAGAACAAAAGACTTTGAGAAAGGTCGCTTCGCTATGCCTTTATGTACGATCTTTTCGTCGTCCTCTTCTTCGGCTTTCCTGCCGCTGATAGTTAGCTTGCTGTACTCTGTTTTTACTTCCAACTCCTCTTTGTTGAATCCAGCAGTGGCTAACTCAATCGTATATTTTCCATCACTATCTTCTACTAAATTATGAGGTGGGTAGGCATTATAAAGATAACCACCTACTTGATTCTTCATCTTTAGCATATCTCTAAAGAGTTGCTCATGTCCCACAGTCCAAGAACAAAACTTGGAAAAGAAGGGATCATCACTCACTGTCATATATGCGTTCATATCATTTCTCCTTATAGCAAGTTGATATAACGTGATCCATTGTTGGCATCACACATATATTATAATGCATAAAGCGTTATTTGTCAAGAACTTTTTTTCTTTTTCTTTCTTTTTATAGAGCCATCTGAGTTTCTAGCAAATGAACTATTCTTTTTCCTGTCTTTTACACGCAAGTTGCTACGATTGTTAGTTCCTCCTTTGCTCAAAGGTTTTTTGTGATCAACATGCTTTCCATCTCCTTTTTTAACAAGGCCAGCACGTTCTAACATTCGTCTTGCTTTATTTCTAAGAACACGTTTCTTAATGTTTTTAGGTTTGCTCTTTGTGACTCTGTTCTCTCTTTTGTAATCCCTTGCCATAGTCCTTTCCTTTCTCTATTATTTCTTCTATACTTCTACCGCAACCAACACAGTAGCGGCCATCTTTATCTGGCTTGCATATGTTTTTACACGCCACAAGAACCACCATGTCCGGTGATATCGCAGATGTCATGTGTCTCTAAACCTTCCTCAAACTCTTCACCAAGCTTTTCTACAGCTTCAGAATACGGCACCGAAGAAAGAGGTTGTCCTCCCCTACATCCGTCAGGGTACACCGTGAAACCTCGCAACCTGTGAGCATAAGAAGCAAGAGTATTAGTAAACTCATCAACTGTATCTTCATTGTTAAGCTTACTCCCCCACTTGGGCAGATTAATGGTGCTGCTAATAGACATGTCAACATAGTCCTGTACGTCTGCCTGAAACTTCATGCGCCTCTTGTAGTCTTCCGCAAGATCAAGAGCAGACTCAATCTTGTTAGGATCAATGCCATATAGATCAATGATCTCCTGCGCTGCACTGTCTACCACATACTGGTAGTGCCAGCGATTACCACCCTTGAGATACCTACGCTTGTAGGCAACTGCAAAGATAGGCTCAACACCTGTAGAGGTGCCAGCTAAAATCCCAATAGAACCCGTTGGAGCAATGGCTCGATTAGCAACAGGAGTACTACAGCTAAGAGTACGACTAAAGTTGGCGCTAACGTGATCACTAACTCCTTTATATACCGACAACCATTTGTGAAGCCCTTCGGTAACTTCATACTTTTGTCCTCCCTTGATAAGCCATTCGTGCATACCCATAAGACCAAGACCAAGCCTACGATTTTTCTCTCTTGTCTTATAGACTTTATCGTATGGTAGCTTGGCCCTGAGTGTACCGCATAGAAGGAACTTGGTGCCAAGCTCTACTACATCTGCAAACTCTTTTAGATCGTCAATGCGCCCCATATTAATAGAACCAAGATTACAAACATCAGAATCATCTTCAGATGTAACCTCCGTGCAAGCGTTACGCAGCGTCTCATTTTCCTTCTCAAAGAAATTAAATGAGAAGCCGGGTTCGGCGGTGGATAATGCTTGTTGAACATTAGCCTTAAAAGTATTTCCAACATCTCCTGTCTTCCAGTAGTTAAGTAACCATTCAGTATCATAGTTCACGCTGATGTTTGTCATATCTAGCGGAGCATTAAAGTTAAAGTCTTGTTCTTTGACCTGACCAATGGTGAAACCTGTTTCTCCTACGGGCATGTCATACCAGTTCTTGCTGGTAAGAAACTTTTCAACATCAGCATGTTTCCAATTAAGACTAGCGTAGATAGCAGACCTACGGCTACCACCTTGCATAACACGCCTACCAATTTCATTGATCATCTGCATCTTTGGTATAGGACCAGAAGCAAGACCACCAGTGCCGTTGAGTATCCGCCCCTCTTCACGATAGACAGAGTAATCAATACCAATACCACCACCTGTCATCAGGCAGGACTCAGACTTCCAAGAAATGTCAGCCCAATCTTCTCTGGTATCTTCCTCTGCCTTGAGAAGATAGCAGTTGTTAAAGAACTTATTATCACGCCCAGCGTAATAAAGATAACGACCACCGGGAATAAATTTCAGGTCGGTGATCATACGTTTCAATTCGTCTTTGTCCTCCTTCGGCAGGTAGTCCTGACATACATCGTCTACCAGTGTAGAGGCTAGTGCATCCCATGTCTCACACCCATGATGGGCATACTTGTGTTTGAATATGTCTTCGCTAAACTTGGAGCGAAACATAGGGTTTTCGTTAGAACGAAATTGTGGCATAGCTTTGTTCCCTTTCTAATTATCGTATTCCATTTCCAATATGAGTTGGGCATAGTGGATTGCTTTCTCGATATCCTTCCTCCCCTCTCCCTTAGTGCGATGTCGAGTAATATATTTTATCACATTACCCTCCAGATAGTCAAGCCCATTAGCATGAATATATTCAACTGGTTGTATCTTGCATCCCTTGTAGTGTGATCCTCCTACCTGTTGATCCAGTGGTTTTTCTTCTTTCATACGTCTAAGATAGTAATCATAGTTGCGCTCTCCCTTTGGGTAGTTTGCCTCGTCATAGGAAAGAGTTAAGCTTTCGTCTGATTTCATTTACGTTCTCCGATGTCACGGCTTTGATTGCAAAGTCTCTAACAGTATCTGGTTCTAGTCCAGCTAAGTGACAAGTACTTTCAAAGTTCTCACATGTCACACCAACAGAGGCGAATACCCAAGCTGATGCCTGATCTCTTTGAAGGGCAGTCTCATTAGTTTCATTAGGTTCTTTTGGCTTACTCATGTCAAGAAGAGCCTGAAGTATAATAGCTAGATTAAGAGTTCTATCAGGGTCTTTCTGTGTCAGATCGTAGAGGCTATCGAAGTCGAGAATGTCACTCATCTTCTACCTCCTGAACAGGGCGATAAAATTTCCCGCCCACATAGTTATTGTAGTAGGCGGGTTCATCTGTTCCCTCTAACTTTGCTGTAAGAACTTTATAGATCATTTGAAAATAACACTCATAGTATCGGAGGCTCCTTTTATTTTTGTACTCACCGACAACCTGAAACCTGAAATGTTTCTTGCCGATCTTCTTTATGTCTTCGTTAAGATATTTACTAGAGCCTGTGTATATTCTCCAATTAGATTCTACTTTCTTACCTTTACGTGTTACATAATATTGTTTACAACCGATATAGGCTTTCTTAGTTTTCTTATTTGTTATTCTATAAACAAAGCCAAAGTTATTCTTTTTGTCAAACTCTTTATGATACTCCCAATGCGTCACCAGTTAGTCACTTCCTCCACGTCAGGTTCTTTAGCCACGTTGGTAAGATACCTACGACCGTGTGCATATTTAAACACACGAATACCTTTACCTTGATTAGCATCTGCCCAACAGTCTCTCTTATAGCCACAATAAACACAACTAACAGGAAGCTTACGGTTGCCAGACTTACCATCAGGTACATCGGAATAGCACCTATCAGGTAGATTGTCCTGTGAAACCAATCCTTTAAGGTGAGAGATTCGCTGCTTCGCATTGATCATATCCATGTGATGTAGTTTGGTAAGACATATCTCTCCTGTTGATTTGTTAATAGCAAGAAAGGCTGCTTCATTAATACCATTGGCTTCTGCATAGGCAGATATCTGTGCAACGTAACCT